GGAAAATATATTTCTCCGCCTTCAAACTCACTACTCAAATATACAACAACCGAAATGTGTGGTGGTGTGGTGTAACTAAAGTCGTAGTGAACACCCATGGATTCGGTGGGTTTCATGTCGTAAACAACAAACTCCATTTGAAATGGATATTTTTTTAACTGTTTGTTGACTGTTGAGGAAATTTCGTGGCTTATCTTCTCCTCTAAATGTTTTGCGTTAGGTAAAACCTGTAGAGCGACTACATCAAAAATTTCTTCTTCGGTGAAAAAGTTTGAATAATATTTAATCAACTCCTTCTCCCTTCAGGGGGATTTTAACTTTCGCTTGAGTCAGATTCCTTATTGATCGTTGACATTGGAACCACATCATCGTCCTCTACTTCTTTTTTCTTAGAAGCCTTTTTAGGTTCCACTTTTTCTTCTACTACTTGTTCAACGACTATTGGTTCTTCCTTAACTTCAACCTCAACAACAGCAACCTCTACTTCAGGCGTCACTACCGCAGGGACTTGTTCTTGTTTTGTTTCAAAAAGAAGACCTGAAGTGTTGACCGAGTCATTCAGTTGGTTTTTCTTCTTCACTTGTCAAAACCTGTCTCAATTTCAAGCATTTCAAGTTCCATCAAACTGCTCAAGAACTCTTTGGCTTCATCATCAAGAAGTGTCTTCTCTTCTGACCACTCAGCAGGAATCATGTCCTCTTTGCCAAGTTCCATTGCACGTTTCTTGATATGTGCCATTGCCTTGGTCTTGTCTTTTGCGCGACCATACGCCATGATTGCGTTCTTCAAGTCTTCTTCGTCCTTGATTGGATAAGAGCCGTCAGCCATAGCCATTCCGCCCTTAGCCATTTCCATGCGCTCATCTTCGTCGTACATTGCTTTCAAAGCAATGTCGGCTACTTCTTCGTCAATGTCAGCGGCTTCTTCGGGATCGTATTCGTCAAATCCAAGAATTTCACCGTCAACACCAACATAGACATCGTAAGACTTTCCATCAAGTCCTTCAATCTCTACGGCGTATGCGTCATATCCGTCAAACATATCTGCATCAACAGAAACGACTTCACCATCAATTGACTTTGTCGCAATAGCAGAAGCCTCACTGAATGAAATAACTTTCTGACCCGGAACTGTTGCTACTTCGCCGATTAAGTCTTCATTGAGGAGATGCCAACCCATGCATTCTCCGCTTGTTCCGTCAAAGTAAGCCTCAACAGGTTTTCCATCTTTGCGTTGAACATCAACAACAAAAATATCAACTTCATCTGCGTAGCCTGAGTCAAGAACTTTTCCTGCAAACATGCTCTCAGCCATACCCTCAACTTCTAGAAGACTTGGCATTGTGTCTTGCTGTTCACATCCACCCGGGCATGATGCACAAATTTCTGAACCACCCGCATAAACCTGACGCTCAATTGCGCAAACAAAAGCAAGATCGTCATAGTCTGCCGACTTGACACCCATTGTTTCCATGCGCTTGGCGCGAGCCTTCTTGCGTTGCTCCATCATCTTTTCAATTTCGCCGTACATTTTTTCTTCTTCTTCATCAAGATCTTCTGGCATGTCTTCGTCTTCTTCATCTTCTTCTGTGACGACAGGCATTACTGGCTTCTTCTTTTTCTTAGGAGCAGGCAGATCCATTTCTTCGTCCAGCATTTCCATTTCCTCGTCAGCCATTTTTGCCACCTTCTCATCCGATGCGCTAACCCATTCTGATTTTTCTTCTGCTACTTCTGGCGCAGCGTCAGCGGGTACGGCTTCTTCTGTTTGGGTGACAGCCTTTGCTCCGCACTTGCCGCAAACTTTTGAGCCGGGCTTGTAGCCACATTCTGCTAACTCCAAACCTTTAGCGCATTCAATTCCGCCGTCAGCCAAAAGTTTTACTATGGGTGTTTCGCTAGCCATGTTCGTGGACTCCTTATAGTGCATTGTTTTAGCAACACACCGTGATGGATTAGAGCAAACAGAGCATGGCGTCAAGCGTTTTTCGCCTGACATCAAACACTGATACTTTGCTGTTTTTTGTGGTAAACCTGTTATTGAAGTATAACTCATAATAGTGTTTTGTTTTTGCTACAAATGGAACCAACGTAAAAAGGTTTTAATTATTTACATTGTGTCCATAATGTTTAGCAACGCTTCAAACGCATCGTCTGTCACGCCACCAATTTCAACCTGTACACCCTCTTCTGTAACCTCTGATTTGATTTGGTAATAATCCAAAATTGGATCCAAAAGTTCTTTGACTTCATACAAACTGTGTTCTGTTGAAGAGATAAACAGCATTTCTTTTTCATCAACCGACAGGGATTTGGCTTCAATATCAGAAATGGCGCCCCCTGCACTCAATACTTCTTTAAGAAGGTTGAAGGCATTTTGTAGTTTTGTCATGTTGCGTGAGTTGATCACTCTGCCTGCTTTGACTTCAATGTCTTCCTCGGCGTCCTTGCCCATGAGTTCAGAAATAGCCGCCATCAACATCGGAATCATGCTTTGAGGAGTCATGCTCTCCCCGCCACCACAACCACAGTCATTTTCTTTTTCTGAGTCGTAGTAAGGCATTTCCATGATGCCACCCTTATCGTCGTCGCCTTCCATGATCCAGTTATCTTTGTCTGCCATGTAGTTGATGAAATCAGGTTCTTCATTCATGAATTCCTTGAGAGCCTCGTAAGCCTTTTCGTTGCCCTCGTCTTCGTTTTCAAACTCAACATCTTCAAGTTGCATTTCTTCTTCGCCCTTTGGCTTATCTTCTTCGGCAAGACGGGTGGCAAGTTGTTCCATCATTTCGTATCCTTTTTCCTCGCTATCAAGGAAATCAAAGATTGATTTGAGTTCTTGTTCGTTGAGTGAATCCAAAGATTTCCCCGGCTTGAGAATGTCACCCAATCGGTTGTTGAACTCTGAATCGCTCCAATTGTTCTTCTTCAATTTGCCACGACAGTTCTTCATGCCGGGATGATGGCATCCTTCGTTCGGCCAGAGACCAGTTGTTTCGTGGTGAAGCCAAGCACAGATGTTGCTCAATGGGTACAACTCGGGGTGGTTCGCGAGAATAACTCTGCATCGTCGGAAACCGCCCGGCTTTTTCATGATTGGGCGCCAATAACGGAGCAGTTTCTCAAGGTTCCCACGACGCGGACCGTATCCACGGGTGCGGGCAGTAACGATTTCTTGTGGAATGATGCCACCAAGAGGGTCAGCCTTTTCAGGGGACTTGGGTTTTACCCCTGCTGGGACTTGTGGGTCTTGTTCCATTCGGTATCGGTCTTCAAAACGACGTTCACCGTCAGAGCCACTTGGCTTATCGCCATCAATATTCACATATACGGTTTGTGGCTTAACTCTTGTTGGTTCCCCAATCATGAACTGATCGTTTTCGTAATGATAGGAAACACGCATCGTGACTATTTCGCCTGTTTCTCCTCTGTGATCAAAAATGACGCTGTTTGGGTCAGATTCGCGAATTCTTACTGAGCCACCAAACTTTTTTGCTAAGGCGTATGGAAGGTTTTCTTTTCGTCCTTTTTCGGGCATTTGGGCATTGACAGCGTCATCGTTGCCGTCTTCTTCTGACTCTTTGCGAGGCTTCTCTTCTTCTTCGGGCTTTTGCCTTGCCATACTCCCCGCCAAAATACGCATCAACAAAGAACGACCCTGTTCTGTGAGTTTGCCATTCTCGTCACGCATCTGTCCCTTGATGCCCTCGTTTGCGTTTTGTCCCTCAACGGATTTGATTGAGATAGTTCCAGTCAATTGGTTTGCGCCGTGAAGAACAGGGCTTGCCTCGTAGAGTTCAACTTTTTTAAGGACATTCGCTTGGCGCTTTGGGTCAAAGTCAGCGTCAAGTGTTTTGTAGCCGATAGACCATTCTTGTTCTTCGCCGAAGAAAGCGACATCAGCAAAAGCCTGTTTGCCTCGTTCTGACTTTAGGTTGAATTGAACCTTGGCGTAAAGACCGCCGATTCCCGCGGCGCGCATTTTCATTGGAAGACGGGGATCCGAGGCTGGTACTTCGTACATTTCAAGAACTTTGCCAATGGGTTCATTCCAGTTGTGACCCCATACAACTCGCGGTTTACGCCTCTTCAGGCTTTCGTTGAATGCGCCCGGCACGATAATGTCGCCAACGGAGTCTTTGTTTCCGATACCAGCAACGAAACATTCAACGACACCAAGTGCTTCGTCAATGTTGAATTGACCTTGTAGCGCTTTATATTGCTGTGACTCAGATATTGCTGTTGGCATGATGCTCCAAAAATGTTTGTTTATTAACAATAAACTATTTAGGGCACCAAAAAAGGAACACTTTCAGTATATAGGGGGTATTTTACTGAAACTACTCTCCGTTGAATCCAAAACGAAGACGGCAACGACAGTTAAAAGTTAAAGCAGGAGGAGCGATTGGGTCGCCGGGGAAACGCAACATCATCCCGTCAACAACAAATCCATCACCAAAATTCACTGTTTTGCCTTCAAGAAACTTATGGGCAGTACGAACACGGGAATCTTTTCGGGTTAACCAAGTCTTTGTAAAACCGCCAGTACTGTCTTTGCCTGCCAAGTACACACCTCCGTTGTAGGAAGATTGTGCTTCATGTTCAGCGATGTCTCGTTTACGCTTGGAAATAAGTTTTAGAAATATTGCGATCAAAGCCAATCTTAAAAGCGTAGATTTATCCTCTTCGTTTTCTTCCATCAATGCAACAGCAATAGCGGCGGCGATTTCCTCGGCTGTGCTTGTGTTCGCTTGTTGCATTCTTTCTATCTGCTGTTGAGCAAGTTTTTCAACTTCCTGAGGTTCAAGCGCTACTTCTTCGCTAGTTCGCGAAGCAACATACTCTTTGGCGTCTTGGTAGATGGCGATAATGATTGGTTCCAGATCGTCTGCAAGTTGCTTGTTCCATACCTCAGGATCAAACACCATGTCCACCGTTAGAGCGCCACTTGCTAATGCTTTTATTCCTCGTTTGCCGAATGCTTTTTCCATAACAACTCTTTGTTGTCTTTCAAAAAGCCTTTCCAAGGCACGATCAATAATTTCCGTCCATCTGTCAGTGTCGGTATCTGCCTTTGTTTCAAGTTCGTTGAGAAACTTAAGTTGCATCTCTTCTTGAATTTTTTCAAATTCCGAAAGTTGTTGATCAGGGGTTAGAGCCGCTGTTTCCGTAGGTGCTCCTGCTGGTAAGTCTGGCGCGGGGATGGGCGCTGGTGGTGCAGGCTGAGGCATTTCCATAGCGCCTTCTTGCGGTGGGAGACCACCCGGCACAGCGTTTGGATCAACACCAGCCATATCAACTGGTTGTTGCTCTTCAGGTTTAAATGGTTTCTCCGTATTGGCAATCGGCGTAAGGTTCGGGTTGGAGAGAAGACTGTCAGCAAGTTCTGACTCAACTTTCTTACGACCCGTTGCGCTTCGGTATTCATTAAGACTAATTAAGCCTTGCTGAAATTCGTCCATCACATAGCGTTCACGTTCTTGTTTGGCGAGAATAAGAATTGGAATATCGTCAGTGTCAAAGTCAACATAATATTTATCGTCAAGTTCATCAAGTGCGCGAGCAAGGGTGTGAAGATGGGGCGCCATTGTTTCCATCCAAAACACTCTTAGTTCTTCAGAAGCGTTCGCAAAAGTTCTGCCAGCAGCGTTACCTATAACCGATTCTGGAACACCGAACGCGGCAAAGATTTCGTTCTTTTGTATTTCGCGCATTTGCGTGTAGGCGGCATCTCGTGGTGATGCAGAAGTGTCCACATAGTCCACGCCTGCTTCCGATGCAATAACAGTCGTGGAACCTGTCTTTGAAAGGTTGCCTCGGAAACGGTTTTTTAGTTCCTGCTTGTCGTCGTCTTCCATGTCGCCACGAACAACCAACAGTCCGCCGGGTCGCCCATCGTTAAGAAGATAATTGCGATTATAAAGTTTTGACAAAGTCTCTAATTCAATCGCTATGCCAGCAGATTCCATTGGAGTCATTGAAAGATATGGGTCTAGGGGATGTGGTCTACGAATCCAACAAACATCTTCTGGTTTTAGTGTGAACTTTGTTCCGTTGCGCATGTCCACTTCAAAACCCGATACAAACTTTTTGGGGTCAGGGACTGGTGCTGTGTGTTGTGGAGGGAGGAGTTGAAGAGCAATAATTTTCCCGTCACGAGAACGAACTTTCTCAATGAAAACACCTCTTGTGCTCATCAAAAGTTGTGCAGAAATTCTGTATCTAAAAGCAAAAGAGTTTTCGCCTTCGTTGGATTTTGAGTTAAAAATCTCCAACAAGGATTCGTTGCCTTTTGTTTTTTCTCCGCGCTGATCGTTACCTTTTCTCAGGATGACTGGTAGCCGCGCTTGGTTTCCCGCGATTGCATCAATGCATCGGAAAACCCATGTAACTTTTTGCATACCGTCTCGGTACGCACGCTCAATATCCCAACCGTCTTTATACGGTTTGCCTGCTCGTTGTGTATCAAACGCGATAGGCGCGCCGGGATTGGACATCGCTTTTTCACTGACGTTCCTGAGATCTTTATTGTTATTGCTGTTCCAAGCCATTATTCAGATCCCAACAGATACCCATAGATTCCGCAAGCAATACCACCAGTAATAAATCCCGCAGGCGGAAATATAAGACCAGTACCTAACGCAACGCCTACGACGAATAGAAACATCAAACAGTTTGCAAGGTTGCGGCGTGTGGCGAATAACTTGAGTTTACGATAAATATCCATTGAGACCGTCACCTTAGCAAATGAAAGACCTATTTAATACTACATTATGTATCTACCTATTTTTACGAGGGCTAATGGCTGACTGGGATAAAATTTACGAATACCTGCAACCGAAGGATCCGTTGTTTTGTCCTGAGGAAGCATCGTTAACTCAAAAAGTTTTTTTAAGAAGTTACTCACTTGAAGGTCTTTTTGGTGGGGCGGCTGGTGGAGGTAAATCTTCTGCGTTGCTGATGTCCGCTTTGCAGTATGTAGATGTCCCTAATTATTCAGCAATTCTCTTTCGTCGCACATATGCGGACTTGGCTTTGCCGGGTGCGCTAATGGATCGTTTCCGTGGTTGGGTTTCGGCATATGAGGATGTTCATTGGAACGCCAATAGTTATGTTGCAACATTCCCATCTGGCGCCCGTATTTCGTTCGGATATTTGAACAATACAAACGACTATTTGCGTTATAAAGGTTCAGAATTCCAATTTATTGGGATGGACGAAGTGACAGAAATTCGCGAATCTGACTACAGGTATATGTTCTCTCGTTTACGCCGACCTGCTTCAGGTCCACTGTCCAAGGTTCCCCTACGAATGCGGTCAGCCTCTAACCCTGCCCCGAACTGGGTTCGTCAAAGATTTATTGTGGAGGGTAAAAATGAGCAGAGATTTTTTGTGCCTTCATTTTTAACTGATAACCCAGGAATTGACGCTGAGTCATATCGTCAAGCATTGTCTGTCCTTGACCCTGTTGAGCGCCGAAGGCTTGAATTCGGTGACTGGTGGGCAACCACTCTTGGCACATTGTTTGACAGAACCGACTTTCCGATCATTGATGGATCCGATGTCCCTGTTATCACTAGTGCCGCGCGCGCCGTTCGGTATTGGGACTTGGCGGCTACCGAACCTCACTCGGGGAATACTGACCCCGACTGGACAGTGGGCACTTTGATGCTATTTGACCAAGGAATCGCCTACATCATGGATG